GCGTACAATCCAATCTTAGAAGAGAATCGCCTAACAGCTTTCAAACCAGAATAGAGTAGTCACATGGCAGAGTCAATGGCAGAGAGAATTGCCAAACTACCTCCAGAGCAAAAGGCGTTAGCGCTTCAAGGATTTGATCCTGAGCGCTTACAGTGGGATTGGTCGTTTTGGGGTCGTCCTGAACAACAACGCCCTGAAGGCGATGATTGGAACATCTGGCTTTATCTTGCAGGTCGCGGTGCAGGTAAAACGCGTACCGCCGCAGAGTGGATACGAGAAGAAGCGAAGTACACAAACAAGGGACAAATACGTTTTGCGCTTGTTGCTCGTACTGCCGCTGACGTTCGTGACGTTATCGTTGAAGGTGAGTCTGGAATCATTAACGTGACGCCTCCAAGTGAGCGCCCGTTGTACGAACCTTCAAAGCGAAGACTAACCTGGCCTAACGGAAACACGGCTACATGTTTCACCGCAGATGAGCCGGATTCACTTCGTGGTCCGCAATTTACACATGCCTGGGGTGACGAGGTTGCCGCCTGGCGTCAAACTCCTGACGCGGCAGGTATGACCGCGTTTGATAACTTACGTGTTGGTACTCGTCTTGGATCTAATCCTAAGATCGTTGTTACAACTACTCCAAAGAGAGTTCCTCTTCTTTACCAACTAATGGCTGAGGCACAAAAAACTGGAAAGGTAATCATTACCCGTGGTTCAACCATGGATAACCAGGGAAACCTATCCACCGCGTATCTTGACGCCATCAAGGGCGTATATGAAGGAACACGTCTTGCGCAGCAAGAACTATACGGCGAGATGCTCTCGGACGTAGAGGGAGCGTTGTGGACACCAGATCTTATTGACAAGGGCCGTGAATCACAGCTTCCAATGGGAACACCATTACGTGTTGTTGCCGTTGACCCGTCGGTCGCAGAAAACCCTCGAGACGAGTGTGGAATTGTAGTTTGTGCGTCAACCGGCGAGCGCGATTTGTATAAGCGTAACTCGTGGGTTTTAGAAGACGCAACCGTTCACGGATCTCCTGACGTTTGGGCAAACAAGGTAGTTCAAATGGCGCGCAAGTGGGGCTGTCCTGTTGTAGCTGAGGTAAACCAAGGCGGAGCGCTCGTTCGCAACGCAATCAACACCATTGATCCGTCAATTAAAGTTTTAGAAGTTCACTCAAAATATGGCAAGGCTTTACGTGCAGAGCCAATTACGCTCGCATATGAGCAAGGTCGTGTTCATCACGTTGGTTACCTTGCAGATCTAGAGAGCCAGATGATCTCGTGGATTCCTGGTGAAGGTAAGTCTCCGGACCGCGTTGACGCTTTGGTACATGCACTTACAGCTTTGCTTATTAAACCTCCTGCTGGCTTCGTTGGTGGAAAGATCACCGCGCGCTCACTTGCTCATCGTAAGATTCCAAACAACCGAACCGGTGGTGTTTTTAGAGTTCGCTAGTGTACACTACGTGTTATCGTGTACCTTATGGAAGAGAAGCGTCATCCTGCTCGTAAGCAGGCACTACCAGAGTCTGAGGCCGAGCTTCTTTCTACCTTATTTGATAAGGAGTTTTACACTCGGGTAAGACAACTCTTTGAGGCAGGTTGGTCTCTTCAAAGCATTGGAAACGCGTGTAATCCTGTTCGCCGTAGATCTACCGTCAAGTTTTGGGTAGCCCGTAATCACGAACATTCTCCCGTAACAACACCTATCCCAACACCTAAACTTAAGACAGGACCTCGCGGTTATGTATCACGACGCCCAGTCTCACCAGGAATTAGTGGAGCAGATCGTAGTCGCATCGAGCAGTTGTCTCCGCTGGCTCGTCGGTATCGTTCTAAGATGACACCCAATTCTCCACAAGCACTTGCCAACGATGAGCTTACAATTATCTGTACTCGTCTCTATGAATCAAATGTTCCAGTTCGCGAACTTGCCGAGGTGGCAGGTGTTACATATCGCGCAATGGCAAGAAGGTTAGGTAAATGAAGATCATGCATGATGTGTTTCCTGCCTTTGTTGGAGTTGCCCAGGCGGGCTTAGTTAATACGGTTCAAGAGCTTTCGTCTGCGCCGATCACCGCAGGTGCCTATCAGTTAACAAAGACACGCATCGTTGTCACCGACGAGGCGGTTATTGTTGCCGTAGATGGTCAAGACGGACCAATGATTGTATTTCGTGAACGGTACACCGAACATAATAAATCAGATAGTAAGACCGAGGACTCATACGTAGTCACGGAAACAGGAAAGATGCTTGCCTACAAGAAGGACGAGAACTGCGGTTGCGGTTCACGTTTGCGCTCGTGGAATCCGTATCGTCACGTGCACTCAAGCCAGGATCCAACCGAATGAAAGGAATAACATATGGAAATCGCGTTTGGTAACTTCATCATCCTAGCGCTTGCAGTCTATCGTGCTAGTCGTCTTATCATCGAGGACACAGTTCTTGATAAGTTCCGCAAGAAGGTCTGGAAGAAGTTTAAGCCAGCCGACGGAGGGATTGGATATCTACTCACCTGTTACTGGTGTGTGTCATTTTGGATCTCATCACTAGTTATAGTTTCCTATATTATAGTACCTATACCAACGATTGCCGTGTGCGCTGTTTTTGCGCTATCAGCAGCCGCAGGAGTTATAACCGCATGGTTGGAAAAATAGTGTCCAACTGTTCCGTTAATCAGGACAAGGAGTAGCAGGTGCCAGTATTTAGCCGCGAACCTAAAAACAATCGCGCTGGACGTCGTAGATCAGCAGCAGCTGTCCGTCGTGCTATTAACTCTCCTTCTCTTTCTCTTAGCTCCATTGCAAACGTTCCAGGTTTTGCTGCACCGGTTCCATATTCATATCCTCGCGGTCTTACCGCTGCCGCAGCGCAGATTCGTCTAAATGACAAGGGCGAGGCTGAGCAATTTCGTTCACGTCGTCTTGCAGGAGCAAATTCCTGGCAGACCGAGGCGTGGGAATACTATGACGCCATCGGTGAAATTAAATACGCGTTTAGTCTTGTTGGATCTGTAATATCTCGTATTCGTCTTTACGCCGCGGTGATTGATAATCCTGCCGAGCCACCATTTCCAGTTCGCAACAGCGACATCATTGATAAGCGCCTAGCGTCTGCCGCAGAGCGTGCAATTGTTCGTCTTGACTCCGCATACGGAGGCCAGGCTGGTCTTCTTCGTGATGCAGCGTTAAACCTAGCAGTTTCCGGCGAGTGCTACCTAGTTCAAATTCCAGAGCGCCGTGGACAGGGACTTCCGGAGACCTGGGACATTCGCTCAGTTGATGAAGTTCAGGTTGATCAAAAAGGCGCATACACAATTATTCCTCGCCGCGAGGCTTCAACACTTACTGGACAAAAAAATGCTGGTCAACTTATCTTGCCAAAGAACGCCTTCGTTGGCCGTATCTGGAGAGCACACCCACGCTACTCTGATGAGGCGGATTCAAGCTTACGCGGTTTGTTAGATCTTTGTGCAGAACTACTTCTCCTCAACAGAACGTTCCGTGCTACAGCGCGCTCACGTCTAAATGCTGGTGCGTTGTATCTTCCGGACGGACTTTCTGTTGCAGGTTCACCAGACCCTGACTATCCATATGATGATGACGACGCGACTAATCAGGAGTTTAGTCCTGAGGAGGCAGCGGACGAGTTTGAAGATCAGTTGATGGATGCAATGACGACTCCGATTCGTGATGAGGATTCTGCATCTGCAGTTGTTCCTCTTATCATTCGTGGTCCTGCAGAGCTTGGCGACAAGATTAAGCAATTTAAGTTTGAACGTTCATTTGATCCTGCACTTGCACAACGTGCAGATCGCGTTCTAGAAAGAATTTTACAAGGCCTTGATGTTCCAAAGGACATCGTTACAGGTCTTGCAAATGTTAAGTATTCCAATGCTCTTCAAATTGATGAGTCACTATACAAAGCACATATCGAACCGTTAATGCTTCTGATTGCAGACGCTATTACAGTTGTTTATCTGCGTCCTTACCTGATTGCAAATGGGTTCGACCCAGCTCAGGTAGAACGCATCTGCGTATGGTATGACCCATCACAGGTGGCTACGCGCAATGATCGCGCGGCCGACGCAGATGCTGGATTTGACAGGGGAGTAATTTCCGGAGACGCGTGGCGTAGATCACACGGATTCACAGAGCAGGACGCACCAACACCAACAGAGGTTGCACTACGTCTTCTTAAGGAGAAGGGTGCAATTACACCTGAACTTACAGAGGCAATGCTTGGAGCTGTCGCGCCTGACGTTATGAAGGCAACTCGTCTTGCATCGCAGGCAACGTCACTTGCACCAATTCCGCCAGAGGTTGAACGACTTCTTAAGGGACCGCAGTCTACAGAACCAGTAGCTGATGAGGCTGCACCAGAAACTATCGACTTAGAAATCCCAGAGACGCCAGCAGAGACAACAGAGCCAACACCGACAACAGAGGTGTAAAGATGTCAATTGAGCCAATTGATCTTTTAGATTCATATGAACCAGTAACCGCTGCGGGCAAAGGCCCGTGCTGGGAAGGCTACGTTCAAGTTGGAATGAAAGAGAAGAACGGCAAGATGGTTCCTAACTGTGTTCCTAAGGACTCTGCAGTTGCCGAGGAGTTTGCAAAGTCTCGTCGCGCACCGAAAAAAGATCGTATCTATGGATCAAAGAAAAATCCAAAAGGTTCTGCGTCAGGTGGAAAGAAAATTACATTTAGCGCTAAAACAGAAGCTACTCTTCGCGACAAGGTTGCAAAACACAACGAGAAGGCGCCTGAAGGTCGTAAGGCAACTCTTGGAATGTTAAAGGCAGTGTATCGTCGTGGATCGGGAGCTTTCTCAAGTTCACATCGTCCAGGTATGACAAGAGATCGCTGGGCGTATGCTCGCGTAAATGCCTTCTTGCGCTTATTAAAAAGTGGTCGTCCTGCAAATCCAAACTACAAGCAGGATAATGATCTTTTACCAGCAAAGCACCCGCGTTCAAGTAAAAAAGACGCGTCGGTAATTGCAGCGCTATACGCGAGTCAAGAACTATACGTTACATTAAAGGACGAGCAAGAGTATCATTCACCAGAACATGCAATTTTTTCTATGGCAGAACTATCTGGAGAAGGCTACGAAATTATCCCTGCCCTACGCGCGGCGTGGCTTCGTGGCGTTCGTGAAAACGAGTCACCGTTTGACCGTGCGGCAGTTCTAGCGTCAGCTCTATACGATTCTAAGGATGCAGATCTTTTACCAATTAAGGAGCCATCTCAAGGTGTATGAGCTAATTAACGATATTCTTACACGGAGAGAGAACGCCGTGGTTCCAAGATCAAAGTTTCGTGGAGCAAAAAAGACACTTCGCCAATCCGTACTTGAATTAGCCTCCACTGAAAATAAAAAGGTAACCGCTGAGCGTCGTGTTTCTACGCAATCGGTCTTAGCAGTTGCAGAGCGCTCGCTAAGTAAGACAGCTCATCTTGATGACAAAACTCGTAAGTTTATCGCGTATAAGGAAGTTTCATCATTTATTAACTTAGCACAGACTGGAGAGCTTCCGTCGGGATCAAAGGTGTCTTGCTTTGATCTTTTGCCAATAGGTCACCCTAGCTCTACATCACGTAATGTAATGACGGCGTCCGCGTTACGTCACGCACGTTCTCGCTGGATAGCAGCTGATCCGCGTATTGACGATGAGGCAAGAGAGATCGTCGCGGCAGCATATATGTATGAAAAGGATTCTGTAGAGTATGCACATGCGATTGCCTCATTGCAGGTTCTTATCGCCGGTGGTGTTCCTCGTGAGATGTATTTAACAGCGCTCACCGCTGCATTTAGTTTCGGTGATGGAAACTCTTCAGCTGCTCGCTCAGCGCGTGCAAATCTTCAATGGCGTGACCGTCTAGGTCGCTGGATTGAGATGGGTCGTGGTATTGGTTTTAAGATTAACATTGGTGGAAACAGCGTTCCGATCAATGGAAAGTTTATTGGTGTTGATGGCAAGCGTGGGCTTGTTCAGGTTAAGGGTGATGCAAATCTAGAAGACGGAATTTATCCTGTTGAATCAAGTAACGCTCAAGAGTACAAGGCCCTTTTACCAGATAGCGTAGTTGGAAAACTTAAGGGTAAGCTTTCTTCTATTCTTGAAAAAAGAGCGCAGATCTTCTCTAAGGAAGACATGATTAAGATGCGCATGGACGCGCCTGCTGGTTGGAAGAAAAATGAGGACGGCTCATTTGGATCTGACGATGATTACATTGTAGAAGAAGCTGACGGTAAACTCACACTGTTCCGCAAGGACAAGAACGGCGATAAAGGTTCACAGGTCGGTGAGCCAGTTGATGACTGGGCGCAGATCCAGGATCTTGCTAACGCAGATGAAGAAGATTACGACAAGTTTAAGCGTATCATGTCATCTCCAAGTAATAAGGATGTTCTTCCAGGTTCTGAGGTCGATCCTTACGATAACTTAAATCCTTCTGCAAAAGCCTTTCTTAAGGAAGACGCAGCCAAGAAGGCAGCCAAGAAGGCAGAGCAAGAAGAGATAGCAAGGAAACAGAACGAAGCCATTGATAAGTTTGAAGAAATGCTTGAGCAGGGTAAGGACATCGCAGGTCGTGATATTCCAGAAGGCTGGGAATTTGGAGTTAGCAAGTTTAGGGCAGATGGCATACCTGACATTAACCAATTCCAAAAGCTTGTGCCAAGTGCAGACGGAAAAAATCAAGTAGACATCATCGCTCAAATTGATGATAAAGGTAAGATTCTTTTTGGCCACCGCGCACAGTGGTTCAACAAGGACGGAAACTTTGAAGGATACGACACCTGGGAAGAAGCAGAAGCACAGATTCCTCGCATTGTTGAGTGGGTTGGTGACTCTAAGAGTTTACAGCATAACCCAGATGATCCTTGGCTTAAGGAAACCTTTCCTATTCCTCGTCCAGGAGATGAAACAATTGCTAATCTCCCAGAGACTCCACAAAATAGTACTCCAACATTAGATCAAAACGTTGACAGAGCTATTGAAGAGCTTAATAAGCATGAAGAAGAAGGAACTACTGAAAGCCGTGCTATGGCAATTGGTGAAGTTCAAAGTCTTCTTCAAGAAGGTAAAGAGCTACTTGCCAAGGGCAACGAAGCGTATGCATTAGATAGATTTATAACTGCGGCTAACATTATTGAAGGAGAAGACTACCCAACTGACGGAGTCTTCCCTGGTGGAGAACACGCTGCTGAGGCGGCAGAGATTCTTGATGCGATTATCACTGAACTAGAAGGTCCTGTCATTGTGCGCGATCTTCCTAAGAAAGAAGAGCCTGTAGCTTCTAAGTTTACGCCTTCTAAAAATGCATGGAAACTACAAAGCCCAGACAAGTTTGAGCCAGAAGGTCGCGTTGATGATGAGCAAAGTCCAGATTTTTCAGATGACCCAGAAGTTCTTGCAAACAAGTTTGGTGAAGATGCGCTTGTTGACGCGTTTATTCAAGCAATCGTTGGTAAAAAGGATTACGCGTTAGATCTTCTTGAGGATACTCCTAAAAACCAACCTGAAAAGCCGATTGTTGGTCTTGGTGTTGGTGCTCTTGATTTTAAGGGTGGCGAAGAGTGGATTCCGGCAGAGGCCATTTATCTTGCACTAAAGAAGCAAGGATATGACGCTGATCTTCTTCTTGCACAACTATATGACACAGGTTTAGGTGAAAGTAAGAATCAAGATCTTCTTAAGTCTCTTCGTAAGGAAGAAACTGTAGAGATGCAGACTCCACTACTTGACGCGATTGATCCTGATGACGCAGAGGCTATCGCAAGAGCAAACGTTGATGTTGCACTCGCAGATTCGGGGTCTGCACTTGTCTCACAGCTACTAGAACTTAACCGAAATGGCGAGCCAAATCCTAAGATTGTAGAACTTGCTGCTGCCATTAGAAATGCAAAGGGAGCTTCAGCAGGAAGCAAAGACGAAAAGATCTCAGATGATCTTCAAAAACTGCTAGATGATTACATCGGAGGAGCGCTTGACCCTGATGCATCTCCTGAGGACAAACAAGCGTTTCAAGCGCTATGGGCAACAATCACTGCTCTCGATGAGGGAATCAGTGACGGTGTAGAGGAAACTAGACTCGCACTTGGTGTGTTTGACGCAATTAAAAAGTACAACGGATCCGCTGAATGGCCAGAGGTACAAGAGTTCTTTAAGAAAAATGGAAGCATAAACGATCTAATTAAGTCAAAGCAAGCCGTAATTGATGGAAGAGAGTCAATCGACAGCGACACCTCTTTTGCTGGTGCATTCTTTAGACTTATGGTCGAGTCATCTCGGTACAATCAAACATCTTTGTATCGAGGAATACAGGTGCCAAATGATAGTGCTCTTTTAGAGAAAATTAGAAATGGAGAAGTTCTAGCGTTTGACGCTCGCTCGTTCTCAATGGATCAAAACTTAGCCAGAGTCTTTTCAGGCGGACTTAATAGCGTAAAAGACAAAACCGCTGTTGTATTTACAATCCGTCCTGATAAAGGAAGATCTGTTGATCTAAGTAGACTATCTCCTTTTGAAGAACAAGAGCATAGAGTCTTAGGTAACTTTAAGATCGTAAAAGTAAAAGAATCAAAGAACTCGGCTGGTAAGACAATTATCGAGGTTGAGATTGAGACACTGTCAAAGCGTGACGGAGTTCTTTCTGGACTAGACTCCGATTATGAGACTCTTTTAATGGAAACAAATGAATCTCCAGAGATGCCAGAAGGTTATCACAAGATTGATCCTGCCCGTTACGAGTCAAGAGCAGATCAAGAATTTCCAGAAGATTTTGAAGATAAACCAGACGCAATTGCACGTGGATATGAACGTGACTCTTTAGCAAAGTCATTTAGAGCAGCAATTGAAGATGGATCAGGCGAGGTTATTCTTGACTGGGATGATGAAAAAGAAGTCACAGTTGCTGTAGAACTTGTTCGTGACGCTTTACAAATTCAAGGTGTCGACACAAACGAGCTGTTAAATGACATCGCAAACGCAGACCCAGACGCACAGGCGTCTGATGAAGAAGCCGAGGCTGTAGAGCAGAGTGCAGATAATCCAGTTAATGCTATTCTTGAGGAAGCTAACACTGAGTATGACATGCAAAACTGGAAGAAGGTTGGTCCTCAACTTGGATCTAACGAAGGTGGTTTCTATGAGGACGCTGAAGGTAACCGTTACTATGTAAAGACTCCTAAGTCCGATCTGCACGCAGAGAATGAAGTTCTTGCTGCAAAACTTTATAAACTTCTTGGTATTAACGCGGCTGATCTTTCAATGGGCAGCGCTGCAGATGGATTACCAAAGACAGTATCGCCTGACATCATTGGTTCAAAGCAGGACCTACAGGAACAACTAAACAACCCAGAGTACCTTGCCAAGTTGCAGGAAGGCTTTGCAGTTGATGCATGGCTTGGAAACTGGGACGTTGCAGGATTAGGATTTGATAACGTAATGTCCGATGGTGATGGTAACCCTGTCCGCGTGGACCCAGGTGGAGCGCTTTTGTTCCGTGCCATGGGTAAACCTAAGGGCTCACTATTTGGCAATGATGTCAATGAACTAGACACTCTACGTGACCCTAATATGAATCCGCAGTCTGCGGCGATATTTGGCTCAATGACTGATGAACAACAAAAAGAATCAGCACGCAAGCTTCTTAACATATCAAACGATGATATTGACTCAATGGTTGATGGAATTGTTTCTGACCCAGACGCTGCGCAGGAAATTAAGGATAAGTTAAAAGCTCGTCGTAAGTTTATTCTTGACCGCTATGACCTTCTTAGTGAGGACTCATCTACGTTAATTGAAAACGTAGACGTTGAAGATGAGAACGATAAAGATCCAGAGGCTGTCTCAACTCCTGAAGGCAAGAGCAAGGAAATTGACAACCGTCTTGACACTGCTCGCAGCTGGGCTGAAGAGTACGCAGAAGACGAGAACATGCTTGCATCAGCTCGTAAGAAGTTTAGAGCTGTAGCAGATCAAATTGATAAGGTGCTCGTTGACTGGCGTAACGGTGAGATCTCTGATGAAGAACTTCCAGGTGTATTAGACGAGCTACGCGATCTTGCAGACTTTGGTAAGATTGGTGATGATACAGCACTACTAAATAACATTGATGACCTCGATGAACAGCTCATGAATCTTAAGGAGTACGTTGAGGAAGAAAATAAGAAGAATGCACCAGACGCAGTTGAAGTAGAAGAGCCTGTTAAGCCTGCAGACCCTGCCCCAACTGAGTCTGTGACAAATCCTTTCAAGGATAAGAACGGCACTCCAATAGAGCCAGGCGCTAAGTTGCGCTATGAAAAGAAGGGCGAGATTCTTGAAGGCGTGCTTTCTCGCTACGACAAAAACTCGGGTTACGTTTGGATTAAATTACCAGGTGGCGGAAAACCTAAGGTGTTTAGCACAAAGTATCTTACAGTTATTACTGATGGTGATGACGGTGGTGGTGGCGAAGGCCCAAAAGTCCCTGAGCCTTCACCGGCTCCGACTTCTACTCCTTCTGTAGAGCCAGTTACTGATGATTCAAATGATTTAGATGATGAAAAGAAAGAATCTAACCCAGAAGACATTGGACAGTTTGACACTACTGCAAAATTAACAGAAGATGGCAAAAAGGTTCGTGTATCTTTTACAGTAGATGGAAATCGTCCTTTCAACCCAAACAGCGACACTGGTCCTAATAGTTATGAAGAAGTTCTGCCTTACGCAGTTGACTCTAAGTTAGACGTTGATGGCATTGATGAGGTTACTGTTGAGATTCCTCTTGAGAAGATGGACGAATTTCTAAAAACTTATCAATCTTTCTTTAACGAAAAACTAGTCCCTGAAGAGTTTTATGGTGACCTATATGAAAAGTCACCTAAGAAACTTCAAGCGCACTCAGAGATGATTAAAGATCTACTAGACCAGCAGGGAACTAAGATCTCTGATGAAAAGGCTAATCAGATTCGCGATGCAATAGATCAAGAAGGTCTTGTTGATTGGTCTGAGGCAGATGACGCAGATATCATTTCGGCAATTACGGACATAGTTGCTCCCGGCATAGTTGATATTAGTGAAGAGATTGCAACGGGTGAAGCTAGTAAGGAAGAAAAGAAAGAAGAACCTAAACCTGAAGAATCAAAATCAGACGAACCTGGGCCATTTTTTGATAAGGATCTTAATAAGGCAGCGCAGCTAGTCGCAAACCTTTATCAGTATGGAGGACTGAAATCTGAAGATCTTGTTGGTGTAAACCCAGAGTTAGGCGCCATTGCAGTAAATGTAGACGGTCAGATACTCGTGTTTGATGGACCTAACGATAAGTACACCACTATAGAAGATGCTGATAAAGATTTTTACGCCGGAGGAGACGGTGCAATCTTTGGTTGGAGAGAACCGACTACCGCAGAACAAGTAGACTTAAAAGGTAAAATTGAAACTGAGTCAACTCCATTTGACCAAGGCGAGCAAGAGATCCAGCAAGAGCTTGATGCAGATGTAGACTCAAACACAGAAGATCTAGATGTTCCTGAAGGTCTATTGTCAGCTCCAGACGCTAATGGGAAAAATGTTTTTGCAGGCGTAAAGGTTGCTGATAAGGACGGGGTAATTGGAACTGTAATTGGAGTAAATAAGCAAAATTACGCACGAGTAGATTTTGGAAATGGAACTGTTAAGTGGCGTTCAGTTAAAACATTGAAATCTACAGGAGAGCTTGACGAGAACTTCCAAGGATCTACAGTAAAGGTAAGCGGAGGTAAGTCTACCGGTGCAGGCGCACCACCAGTTATCGTTGATAGTCCAGCAGATTGGAAACTGTCAAACTTTGAAAATGTACCTGCGCTCCCTGATGCAATCGCAAAGGTGCTAGACACAAATGATAAAAAGGCTGCCATGCGTGGAGCCTCAGTTGCAGTAGACGCTGACTCAATTGAAGATCTTGATGTTCGTGTTATTCACGTGCGTAATGCGCAAGGAGAGGACAACGTTCAACTTAAGTTTAAGTTAACAAATTGGGCAGGTAAGAAAAAGATCGCAGAGATTGCAGCGATGACTCCACAGGAAAGAGAAGAAGCTGGGATAGTTGTAGGAAACCTTAAGATTCCAAGAATAAATGTAGGGCCGGACGGCGTAGGAGAACTCTCACCTACGGAGGAAGCATACGGAAATGTATCTGGTAGAACATACAAGATCACCACACAGGACGGAATTACAATATACATTCATCGCGCAAATGCTGATGGCTCTGATGTTTTTAGCAAAGGATATCAACAAAGCCCTGCTCGCGCGTTTCATAACACAGTTCAAATTCAAGCACCAGTTGATGCGACTGAGGATCAAATTGCAAATGCCTTACAACTTGCCGGTGTCAGCGAGGTTCGTCCAGCTACACCCGCTGACTCAAAGATTCTTGTTGAAAATCGCCTAATGAGCATATTTGACGCAAAGACAGATGCAAACACAAACCCTAAGGGTGAAAAGAGAGCAGAAAGCTTAGCAAAGGTAAAGGACAAGTGGGGTCTAACTGTAGATGACGTTGTTGTTACTACAGGTGCCTCTGGAAGATTAGAATACCGTCTTTCTCCAGAAGGAGCAAAAAAGATCTGGGAGGCAACAGGAAAACCTGCGGTTATTAACCATAGTCTTCGTAATCCAGGGGTTCTCTCCTACACCATGACAGAGGAAGAAAAGGACAAGGCAATGACCGACTGGCTTATCAACCTAGTTGACAATCCTCAAGGAGGTCTACTTTCAACTACGACTCGATGGACTGAAGGTGTTGGCGTTCACGGTCAATCTAGTGCAAAGGACATTGAGACCGGAGGTGCAGACTACGTCTTTACTCGTCCTTCTAGTAATGATGGTAAGAAAACATATGGAACTAGCGATTACGTGCCTACCTTGTATTTCGATCCTCTAAAGTTGTATGAACGTCTAGACTTTTATGCAAACTACAATGACAAGTTTGGAGCACGCCAAAAGAACAAGGATGTTATCTCCGCGGCAAAGGTTGGAGCATACGAGGTTATGTTTAAGCAGCGACTTGCCTGGGAAGATCTTGATGTTATGGTCGTGTCCAGTAGAATTCATGCAGGAGTGATTGAAGGATTAAAGGCTAGAGGAATTACAACAATTGGCGGCCGTCCAATTGAAGATGTTATCATTGTTGGAGGGGGAAAATGATGAATAAACTAAAGCTTACAGATGAGGCCGCGTGGAAAACAGATGAAGGCTTTCTAGCCGGACCAGCAGTTCTTGTTGCTAACACTGAAAACGGTTCAGCCACGCTTAAGCCTATCTATGGACTTCACATAGAGGAACTTGAAGGTGCACCTCACGTTGGAGCAGCTACCATTGAAGGAATCCGTTACTACCCGCTTGTTCGCGCGGAGGATGTTCGTGTAAGTGCCATTAGAGGAGACATAACATTCTCAAGTTACGGTACTATTTATACGGTAAGGGCATTTCAAGATATTGATGGTAGATGGGCTTCTCGTCTAAAAACCGTCGTTCCTGCTGAGGCGTTAGAGGAGATATACATGGCAGAGGTAAAGTTGGCGTTTACTCCGAACGCTCCTGCTCTTGATGACAGTTTATATGCGGCAGTTGACAGCGAGTCAGACGAGGTTAAATATCTTGTGTACTCATCTGAGGCTGGAATGTATACCCGCTCAAATCGTGGATGGTTTAAGTTGCCAGTCGATGACGAGTCACTTGACGGTCTAGAGGTTCATGAGGTAACTCCTAAGTTTACTAAGATATTTGATATGGCAGAAGGAAACGAGGAAATTCTTACCTCGAAGGATACTGCTCAGTATGAAAGCAAGGAGTCAGAGCCAATTACCGCGGCTGCTGAATCAAACCCAGATTGCCCGCCAGCAACACAGGACGTTGTTGTTAATCTTGAGAATCGCGAGTACGCGATTAAGAATGCCGGATATGGTCCATTAAATCCAAATGAACCTAACGATGAGTTTTGGGAAGAAAAAGGAAAGCGCTGGGGCGTAAATTCCGATGAGGCACGAAAGAGTACCTGCGCGAACTGCGTGATGTTTATTCGTACACCAAGTATGCTTGACTGTATTGCGTCTGGAATTAAACAAGGCGGATCCTCCAGTGATAATGCATGGGACGCGGTTGATACTGCAGAACTTGGTTACTGTGAGGCTTTAGATTTTAAGTGTGCTGCTTCTCGTACATGTAGTGCTTGGGTAGTCGGCGGACCCATTACGGAGGAAGAATAAAAGTGGTAAACGTACTTGGAGTTCGAGACTCGCTAGTTCTATTTCAAAGTGGAGATAGCGGAGTTGTAATTGACAAGGATGTTAACCTTGTCGTTGAGACAGGTGACGCAGAGGCGTTGTTTGCCTCAAGTAGCTGGAATCCAACTTCTGAAGAGATTTCACAGTCAATGTTTGATCTTGCTCATGGCGCACTTGCTGACTTAGAGATTAAGGTCATAGTTGCCTCAGGTCGTCTTTACACAATTCCTCGTGGAGTTCAGGTTGAGGCAAAAAGAGGTCTTGAATGGAGAAAAGAACATAAGAGAGGTGGTACACCAGTTGGCGTCAACACCGCGCGCACTCTTTCTAAGGGAGGGCAGATCGGAATCGAAAAGGTTCGTCATATTGCGAAGTATTTTCCTCGTCATGAGATTGATAAGAAGGCGACAGGTTACCAGCCAGGCGAAAAGGGCTTTCCTTCTCGTGGGCGTATTGCGTGGGCTCTCTGGGGCGGCGATGCGGGATGGCGATGGGCACAAGCAATCGTTGAACGAGAAAACAAAAAATCTTTAACTGCTGATGGATACGGACTTCCTGGATACGAACAAGATTCTAATGAGTATGAAGCTCCTCGTCTTTATACATCAGATTTAGAGGCGTTTAAAGAAGCAATGGAAAAACCAGAAATTGTTTCTCCAGAATTTATTGCTCGCGTAAGACTTGACGGATCTGGTATTGACCGTCTTTATAAGATTGATCTTGATGGAAGCGTTTTTGTTTGGGATGGATCTGGCTGGGACACATTAGGACTTTATGATGCAGATATTTATGCGTATGACAACGCACTTGATGATAACGAAGATATCTACGTTGAAAAATCTCATGTAGTAGTTGACCCTGACTCTGCGATAATCATCTCTGCGCGACTACAACTAAACCCTGACCGTTTTGTGTTGGTAGAGGATATTGACTACGACGAGGCACAACTTGCTGCCCGCGCAATGAGCGAGGTTGACTGGGAGTACGTTGACAGTGCGATGACTGCTGCAGGAGAAGAGTCTACGGCACCAGTGACTGATGGAGAGTATTCTCCAGAAGAGCGCTCAAAGAACGCAGCGCGCCAAGTTCGTGATGCGTCAGGCCGCTTTGCCTCACAGGGGTCGCGTGTTGTTGTCGGAGGCGACGTGCAAAATGGTGTTGGCACCATTCGTGCAATTAACCCTGAATCAAACACAGTTAAGATTCAATTTGATAACGGAACAACAGCTGACGTTCCAGCGCAATCAACCGAGAAGGTTGATAAGTATATTGGCGCTATCTCAAGAGAGACTATAGATACACCAGCATTTGATACTAGTGGCATACTTGCTCAACCGCGTACTCCAATTGACCGCCCAGATATTCAGATTCCTGGAACTCTTCCAGCACTTCGCCCAAGTGACATGTCTGAGATTGTTGGTAATTGGCCAGCATGGGTTAAATCACAAAGAGATCAATTTAAGGCAGCAGGAGCTTCTGCGCCAACATCAGCTCCGGCACCATCATCTAACTTAAAGACTTCTCCAACAGGTACACCAACTTCTGCGCCTACAAGCCCAGGTGGTTCTCCAATTTCTTCACAGGCCAAACCTGACCGTCCAGAAACACGCTGGTATGACGAGTCAAAGATCCCTGATGACAGAACAGACAAGATGAAAGATTTGATGAAGACAACTGGCGCTAAACTTACGCTAGACGCTTATGACCATCCTCTACTAAAGGACTTCTTAAACAAGACGGTAAAAACAAAGTCAGGCCAAATACAAAAACCAAACCAGCTTTGGTATCAGCCTGTTGCACCAGCAGTTAGAGGTGCTGCTGCCGCCGAGGAAATGACGCCAGATAACTCTGACGTTCAACCTTTGTTTATGGCACTCGTGTCTCCAGATGATCCTCGTGCAGTAATGGATCTAGTTGCTCTTGTTCCAGCAAACTCAAGCTCAACTCTTCCAATGACCTACAAAAGAGCTGAAGGAAAGTGGATTCGCGATGAAGGAATTCTTGGAGATCTAAACTCAGCAACGCCTCCACCTGTAGTTCCTCTTGACAGTGCAACGCTTCAGGACGTATTAAAACAAATTGACACCAACACTGTAACTGCGTCAGTTCTTGTGTCTGAGACACTAGATCATATTCTTACAGTTTTGTGGGGACCAACACTTGTTGCCGCTGGTGGACTTGACCGTAATCGAGGAAACGCTGAAAAGCTTCGTCGTTACTGGACAGTTGGTAAGGGCGGTCTAAAGATTCGTTGGAACACCGGCGGAGACTGGACCCGTTGTGTTCGTCAATTGTCTAAATATCTTGGACCTCGTGCAAAAGGATATTGTGCTCTTCGT